GTCATCGTCTAGGATTGGTCGGATCCAATGCTGTGTTACCACTTTTAAGGCAACAAGAGGGTTCAGCGGAGATATCTCACATGAGTGAGTCTCAGACGCTACCGCCCTCGGGCAGCGGAGCCAAGAGACTACAGTCTGTCCCGGAAGGGACGTCATAGTAGACTCTCGTCTCAACGCACATTCCCACAATGGGTATGCAACCAGTCCATTATAGACTAGCCTAGTAACCCCTAGCCACACTGCACTTTGTGTGACAAACCTGTTGGCTACAGGAGGGGCAAGATGTTCCTGTCAGTTTGCCAAACTGACACTCGGTCGGAGGGGGGTCGTAAAGCCCCAAGAAGGCGTCCCTTCTGACCTGCTCAAGCGAATAGTCGCAACTAGACGCGCTGGATTAGGATCCTATTGTAATCCGCGACACAGATCCCTGTCGTCGTGGTAGTGATCCTTAACGAGTCTCCCTCAGAGATAGACACGTAACGGAGACCCGCATGAGAGTCATTCACATACGGGCCGACATACGCCGGTGGGCTGAGTGAGGTGTTATTCACCTCAAACTCAATACTCCCATCGGAGCACCTTGCGTCGACGTGGATTAAATATAATCCTTCGTCGAACCCGGTAAATACACCGGAGGTGTTTGTCAATCCGAGACCATTGACTATGGTCTCATCGAAAGGGATAACCCCGGGAGCTGATCCCGTGTTTGCGCTCAGGTTGAACTGAGACAAACTCGTGATCGCTGCGGGGACTCCAGAATCAAGTGGAGCTTTGTCATAAAGCTCGATATCATAGTCTACCTCGAGGTAGCCATGATCACTTGAGTCCGCGCATCCCTCTGCCGCTATAAAGAGTCGGCCCATGTCGTAAGTCTTCAGATCCGAGGACGAGACGGCACCGGCTCGGGTGAATAGCTTCCTTCCATCCGGTTTCACATGGAGTTCAAAGATCCTCCAAGGTGAACCATCGATCCATGCGGTTGACTGAGTCATCTGCACGGCAGTTGATGGGGCGGCATCCAAGGTATCGTAATCAAACGACATCAGGATGTTACCGTCGGAGCCTGTGCCTTTGAGATTCTTGTAACGGTATACCAAACGGTGTACCTTATACTTATCATAAAGGCCGGCGTGACCCGACAGCCAAGGGAAGGATGATGCAAGACCAGGGTTGCAAGGGACATTTCCAACGACACCAAAGCTCGTAGAGCCTGGTACGCTGAGAACTCTCTCGCATTCCTTATATCGCATCGTAGTTCGCCCAGTTTGGCGGGAGGACTTGTTAATGGCAACGGGGGCCTGTACGGCTCCGTTGGCGTTAGCTCGTCTAGCTTGAGCATTCGCTCGTTTGTTGGGATTGGCTTTCTTGGCCATTTCTCAATTTCGTTGTTCTATACAATTATCGTGGACCCACCCTTGTAAGGGGGTAGACTGTTCATGTAACGTGTAGAGAATGATGACGGCTCGACGCAAGCAGCTCAGCTTAACTGCTTTTGAAGCGCTTGCCATAGGCACGCACGTCAAGCGTTAGGGTGTGATTCCTCGTCACCCTCTCGTAGACCCGTGCAGTCGTTCGAGAATTCCGGTCTGGAAAGGTACTAACCCTGGTACTGGTCGAACCAAGGTTGTGTTCCCACTTCCTTAAAGACCTTACTACGTAAGTATTTACACCACACTGGAACCCGTCATCTTACAACGGTAGATAACGAGCACAACCCGGAGACCACCCGGCAGTGCGGAAACGTTCTAGGCCACCACTTTTGTGGCCACGTTACACCCACTTCTGGTCACCGAGAGCCGCTCCTAGAAGTCAAAGTTGGCTACGGAGGCAAGTCCGAAACGAAGGAGCCTCTGCAACTGTAAGGTTGCAGACTCCTTCCGGACTAGCCAACGATCACCATCTTCCTCTTCCGGGAGTACACTCAATCCCAGAGGTTCCAGGACTAGGTCCTGGACCTCATTCAACTCCACGCCTCGATTGAAAGGTCTGACGTTAGGCTGCTTATATGGCTGTCTACGCCAGATCTCGAGAGCTAAGGCGATCTGTTCGTCAGTGATCCTTGAATGGATACCAATCGGAGCGGTCTGACCTAGACCTCCAACACTCGTTGGAAGGAAAAGGTTCCGACCCCTTGATTCGGTGCGCAGCTTATCCCCATGTATAGACATGTACATCTTTGCGATGTCGGCCTGTCGGCCGGGTAGAGCGCCCCTGACGACTTCGTCGAAACAACTCGAAATCGGGGCACCAGTCTTGATATCCTCATTCGTAAGGGTACTAGCCCCTCGGAATTTAGAGTCAAGCTTGGAGGTCTCGACCTTCCCTAAAACTTTATGATTGCCCAAGAGCAATCCGGAGTTGAGGAAAGGTATAACCTTTGGAGTTGAGTCCCATCTTAGGTCATAGTGAACACAGACTGAGTTTATGTTCGCATAGACCTTATGCCTATAGGCCTTCCCTGGGCTCATGCCCAGACCGAACCTCTCGCCAAGCTGATGATGGAGTATCCACTCCTCCTCGGTCCCGATATATAACATATCGTCACCATTAATGAGGACTGCATCGAGCAGATCCTGAAGCTTCGCGTTAGGTCTGGTTCTGCGTCTTACCATAAGGTACAACGCGAGATTGGCTAGACAAAGGATGGGAAAGGAGAGGGGAGATCCCATCAGCTGACCGTTCTGCTGATCAACGTCTTCTAGTTGGACACCCGCAACCTCCGGATATGAAATCCGGTGTGGCGCGAGAACCGACAGAAGAATCCGGTAGTATCCAAGGTTATCAAAGGCGAACTCACTCAATATCGCTTCCATTAGGGAAGCTGAGAGAGAGGCTGACAAGCCGTCAGTCGCCGATGAATAGTCTATGGAGAGCCACTCGTGGTTCTCTAAGGAGCCTAAACGCTCCTGGGCTCGCCGGACATCAGTCAGATCAACGACCTGCAGAGGTCGACCGATAAGTCTGAACGGGTTCATCCTTCTCAGGGAAGAGTGTAACAACTTCTGGATAGGCTTAGCAGAATCATATTCGACTGCTGGGCCCTTCGAAATAGTCCTGACCTTCAACGGTTCTAGGACCGCCTCCACGCGGGCTTCCAACCTCTCTGGTTGGTTACCGCGGGCGTATTCCGAGATCTTATCCAGAAGAAATCGTCTCTCGGCGGTTTGCACTCGCACCTCGGTAACAGGGTTCACTACGAGACTCTCGTCTCGAACCTTCAAACCGATATGGTGTGTCATGCTCACCAGGTCTCCACGATGGAGAGGGATATAAGTCGGATTTTCCGTCCCATATTCGAGGTCCCTAAGGTAGCCCTTCTGGCCACCTGTCTTACGGGAGCTCTCGAGCGCGGCATGTTCAGAAGCTGAATATGTATGCTGCTCTGGGTGAAGAAAGGTTTTACGGCAGCTCTGCCTGATCTTTCTACGGACCATTCCGAGTACGGGTTGGATGACCTCCATGATTTCATCCAGAAACTCGTTTCCCTCTTCATCATCCCTGATCGGGTCGGGTGAAAGCATTTGCCGCCTGTGTTTCTCGTAGTTCGCCAGAACGATTTCGGGAGACACAGGTGCCGCGGCTCTCTTCCCTTGTAGGAAAGAGAACCAGAGGTGGGTATTCCGGGAACGGAATGACCTCAACCTAGCTCTGCTCCAGCGGAGCCAGGCACCTCTCGGCACAAAGCGGAGATCCGGTTCCTCGGGCATCTCATTCCTGAGATACCTCGACATAGGAACCAGCATCATGTCCTTCGCCCTCTTGATGAAGACCTCCTCACGTGGAACTGACAAATATTCATAAGCCTGTTTATAAAACGACTTAATCACTTTGTCCGGTGCCCCGTGGTGACTCAATATAACTTTGAGTCCATGGAGGAGCTTTTCAACTCGGTCACACTTTTGAGTCGAAGAGTTGACACTCGACTGCCCGGTAACCGTCCGGGTCGATCGGCTGCTGACCTTACGGCCGCAGGGAGCACGGTTCTTCCGTACTTCCTCAGAGATGTAATTGCGGTGTGTATTTCGCATCGTATCTCTTCCTAACTTTTAGTTGACTCTCTAGATAACTATGTTACTTTTGAGAATTC